CAATTAACTGGTTCTGTTGCAACTAACGTAGTTGAAAAGACAACTGTACAGGGTGCAACTAAGCAGGGTCAAAAGTTTGTAGACTGGTTCTTTAATTTAGCAGCACGTGCTGAAAGCAAAATGAACTTTGGTCCAGAGTTTGATGCTGCATACTGGGATTACATTGCTGGCTATGCAGATATGCTAGATACAAAAGACTTAATCACTTTGCGTAATAATGCTAATAAGGCATTTGCTCCTCGTGGTGGCAAAAAGATTATTGGGCGTGTTCCGCCTTCACTTCGTGTTATCAATAAGACACTTAAAGACCGTCTCAAGAAGACAGATTATGTGCACGTTGGTGGTACCTCAATCAAGACACTTGATGGTATTGCTGCAGACCAGGCTTCTAATTATGTTAAGAATTTGTTCTATGATGCTGCAAAGCAGAAGCAGTGGGCTAACGCCTACCGCATAGTAGCACCATTTGCCCAGGCACATTACAATACGCTTGGTAAGTGGAGTCAACTAACTGTTTCTAACCCAGTGCCTATTTACAAGTTTGGCAAGGCATTTGACGCAGCGACTAAGCAAGACTCAAACGTTATCTATGATATATCTGGAATGACATATGATGATAACCAGGGTTTCCTTTATAAGGATGAGCAGACTCAACAACTACGTTTTAAGATGCCAATTGTTGGTAGCGTGCTTGGTGCTATTGCTGCACAGAACATTAACATGAAGGATGCTCTACAAATCACAACACCTGTAGAGTCACTTAACCTTGCATTTGGTTCTCTTAACCCAGTTGTACCTGGTATTGGACCTGCAATGGTCGCAGCATATCAACTTACTGGCAGGGCAAGTGCTTTTGGTCCAGTAGATGACATTGTTAGAGATATTTTAACACCATTTGGTCAGCCTAATAACTTTGGTGACATTATTTTCCCAGCATGGTTTAAGAAGACAACTGCTGCTGGATTAGGAAGCGATGCAACTACATTGCGTGGCGTTAAGGATTGGGCATCATACCTAGCATCAACTGGCGAGTATGGAGATAACCCACTTGGCAATGATGCAGAGCGCATTAGATTGTTTAATGATGCTACTCGTATCTCACGCTGGAATGGAATCTTTGGTGGTTTGCTGCAGTCTATAAGCCCATCAGTTCCTATTCAGGAAATTCTAGTTAGCATTAAGAATCCTGAAAACAAGCAGAACTTTATGACAATGACTATGCTTTACAACCAACTAAAGACTTTAAGAGATAAATACCCTGGAGACCAAGGCAGAGCAATCTCAGAGTTTGCTGCACAGTTTGGTGCAAAGAATCTTCTTGTTGCAGTTAGCGGAACTACACCTGGTTCATCAGGTATGGAAGATGCTTGGACGTTCTTAAACAACAACCCAGGTGCTAACAACAAATATGCTCGTCCTAACGAGGATGTAATTCCTTATTTCTTCCCAGGTGGAGAGTACTCACAGAAGTACTATAACTGGCAAGTTAAGACAGGTGCTCGTCGTAAACTATCTACTTCTGAAATTATGCAGGAGTCTGAGGGTATGGTTTATGCAATGCTCAAGAGCCAGATTGCAGAACAACAAATTGCTGGTTACTACACTGGCGATTGGTATGTAGAGCAGATTGCTAGATTAGACAAGCAATTTGGTGGTGCTCGTCCAGTAGACACACTTGTTACAGGTATCTCAGATGCTCGTATTGCTGTTGTTGAAAAGGCTTTACAAGACCCTGCAATGCAGTCATCACCAGTTTACAAGCAGATATCTGAATTCTACCCAGTATTCAAGAGATTCAAAGATTCACTCAATGAAGTAAAGGTTAGCAACTATGCAGAACTTTCATCTAAGGGTGGACTTCCAACATTAATGCGCGATGAACTTGTTGCATTAGGAGAAAAACTAATGACAGAAAACCCTGATTTTATCCGTATGTACTACGGAGTATTTGCAGGAATATTAAAGGAGAGTAAGTAATGGCTGACGTTAAGATACCTTATGCTCCTTCACAGGGTGGTTTTTCAAATAGACCAACTGCGTTTGCCCAAATGTCAAACGTTCGTGGTACTGGCAATCTAAACGCTCCTAACATCTGGTCCGACCCAGAAAACTTGTTTTATAAGTTTGCATTTGCTACAGAACCTTTGGCAAAGGCTCAGGCTTACCAGAACCTTAATCGCGCTCTTAACTCAACTGCTGGTCCTACAGGTTTTAAGAATCAGTTTGATTACATCTCAAGTCTTTTAGTCAAGACTGGACTAACTAAGAACTCACTAGGTTTTGCTAGCGCTTTGGATAAGGTAGTTGCTGCCTCTGTTGGCACCAATACTGACCCATTTACTTTCCTTGAGACTTACAATAAGAGTCTTAGTGGTGGCAAGACTATTAAGCAGCCAGATACTACAACTCGTTACACTAAGCAAATTCAGACTGCTATGCAGTTTAAGGACCTTGGCGATGCTCGTCAGTATTACAATGATGCTTATTTCACAGCATGGGGAAAGAACCCATCTGCTGAACTGGATAAGAAGTTTCAGGATGCTTGGAATATGCAAGTTAGAGACCAAGAAAAGCCTACAACTACAAAGACAACTACCAAGTTTGCTCCTATTTACGACAAGAAAAGCAAGAAGGTTATTGACCCTAAGACTAAGAAGCAAAAGGTTGATGAGTTCGGTAACCTAGTATTTTCTAAGATTGCTGTAGACCAATCAGGTCAAAAGCGTTATACAAGTATAGTCACTGGAGATACAACATCTGCTGGAGAAGGCTTTACGGCAGAAGAGCAGAAGCAATTTCTTGCTGACTTTCTAGTAGCCAACAATCCTAATACTGCTTGGAGTGTTGATGACTTGGGTGGTTCCGCTAAGTCTCTTTACGACACTATTGCAGCATTCCACAAGGCTAATTATACAAAGGTTCCAGACCTTGCTACCTTGTCTCCTTTGATTAATAATGTACTTTCTAGCACAGATTCAAAGGTTGCTACAGAGTACATCGCCCAATATCAAAGAACGCTTCGCAAGCAAACTGCTTCTAAGTATATGAGTCTTTCAGAAGAAATTAATGCTGGAGAAGATGCTGACAAGTATGTCAAGCCACTCCTTGAAGTATTTACTACTGCCCTTGAAAAAAACTTTACACAGGATGACCCATTTGTAATCCAAGCACTTAACTTCAAAGATGATAAGGGTGTATACCGTATGCCTAACGCACTTGAACTTAATCAAATGATTATGAACCATCCTGATTATGGCAAGACAGCCAAGGCAGTTAACGAGGCTGTTGACTTAACCCAGAATCTAAGAAGCAAGTTAGGACGCGGATAATGGCCGATGCATCATCAGCATTACGAAAGTTACAAACTGGTCAGCCATTAACAGATGCTGAAAAGAAAATACTTGGTATTTCTGTAACTACTTCTGCACCTGCAACTTCGGCATCTACTACTCCTGCACCTAATCCAGTAACGGCTCTTCAAGGTCTAAAGAATGATTCAGCAGCAACGGCAGCAAGCAAGGCACCAGTTGTAGATGAGCAAACAAAGATTGCTGGTGCGCGTGCTAATGCAGCACCTGCATCTACAGCACCAGTTGTAGACCCAACTAAAACAGCCTATGCAGATTTAACACCAGCACAGCGTGCTGCAATGACTAATGCAGAAAAAATGGATTACTTGCAATCTGCTCGTACTACTTCTATGGCAGCAGATGCAACAGCACGTGCAGCAGAAAGTCCTACAACAGACTTTGCAAATCGCCCTGATGCGCCACCAGCAGATACTAATTATGTTTATTATTATTCTTGGATTGGTGGAGTAAACAGCGGTTCTTGGAAACTTTACCGCGCTCCTAATACAGAAGAGAATCAAGTAAAATATGGTTCTCGTGCTATTGGTGGTACAACTCAAGCAACCTCAACTACCGCAGTTGGTGCTAACGCTTTAACAGTTCAGCCAAAACCTATCTACAATTCTGACGGAACTTTAATTGGTTGGGATAAAACTGGGTCTGGAAAAACTTTAAGTTCAAGTAGTTCTAGTTCAAGCAGCAGCAGTTCTAGTAGTAGTAGTAGTAGTTCAAGTAGTTCTACTAGTTCTACAAGCACTACTAGCACTACAACTAATAATGCAACTGGCGCACCAACAACTAACATTGATGTCCTTAAAGCAGCACTTCGTGGTATGGGATTCTCATCAACTATTGTTGAAGCATCTACAGCATTTCTTAACGGACTTATCAAAGATGGTCTTGATTATGATAACGCTACAGAAATCTTCTTGAACAGCAAAGATTACACACTTAAAAATGGTCAGAAGATTACATCCCCATTTTACACAGAGTATGGCTACCTTAACGAAGGACTAACTGTACCTAAGACTGCCAAGGAACTGTTTAATACAGTTGAAGGTTTTAAGGGTGTTGCAGATAAGTACAAGTTAAGTTCTAAATACCTTACACAGGATGCTCTTAAGTCATATGTTAAGAATGATGTGACAGTTGCAGACCTTGCAGAGCGTGCTGCTACTGCACAACTACGAGCACTTGAGGCAGACCCATTCCAAATTAAGGCTCTTATGGCACAAGGTTTTATATCCTCTCCTTCGGACCTAACAGACTTTTATCTAGACCCTAAGATTGGTAAAGAGCAGTTAGAACTTAACCGTCAAACTGGTGTATTTACAGCAGAAGCACTTCGTCGTGCTAAGTCTGGTATCTCATCATCAGCAGCGCAACTAGCAGGATTTAAGCAACTAACAGCAACTCTTGCTGCTAAGGGTTATTCAGAGGCACAGATTTCACAACTTGCTGGAACTGGCTTTGAGAATATTGCTCAAGACCTGCAGCCTACAACCCAACTTGCTCAGATTTATGAGAAGGCTGGTGGCACTGTTGAATCCAATGCTGCACTTACAGAGAACATCCAAAGCAGTCTTCTACAAGAAGAGTTTATGGGTACAGCATCAGAGCGTCGTAAGAGATTATCTGAGCAAAATGTTCGTGCCTTCCAAGGCTCAGCAGGTACCACAACAGGTTCCTTACGTGGAAGCAACGTACTAGGAATCATATAAAGAATCCCCACCTGGACCCATCGGCCCCAGGGGGCGTACAAGACCGATAGTACAAGCCAATACAGATACCCCATCTGAAATTGAGGTGTGCGATAACTACTAAAAGGGAGACTCGCTATGAGCGAAAACCGCGACAACTACTGGGCAGATGACGAAGACGATGAAGAGACAAGCACACCTGTGTTTGAATCAGATTCAGACCTTGTTAAGCGACTACGTAAGCAACTAAAGGCTGAACAGCGCAAGAGCAAAGAACTTGAGGCATCATATGGTGAACTCACCAAAGCCCAAAAAGAGCGGATTCTAAAGGATGTACTTACATCCAAGGGTGTCAATCAAAAGATTGCACAATTCATTCCAAATGATATCGAGGCATCTGAGGATGCTATCAGCGCTTGGTTAGATGCAAATGGTGATATTTTCGGATACACACCAGCACCTAAGCAAGCAGTTAACGAAAATGATATCGCTGCTATGCAGAGAATGGATTCTGTGCTAACTAATGCTGAGACACCTGCTTCTTCTAACGATTTACAAAATCGTCTTGCTAACGCAACAACAGAAGAAGAGATTCTATCCATTCTCAGCGGTCAGTAAAAAACCGCACACTAACCAGAAAGGGGATATCGCCAAATGGCTGATGTCTTTTCAACTACAACCTCTGGGTTAGGTTCCAATCTTGTAACTATGGCGTATGACAAGTTGATTGAACTCAACTTGCGTTCAACACCACAGTTCCGCGCAATCGCAGACAAGAAAATCGGAAACCCAACTCACGATGGTTCTTCAATCCGTTTCCAGTTCCACAACGATATTTCTGACACCTCAATCGCAGGTGCCACACTCGCTGAAACTGTAGACCCAGATGCAGTAGCACTACCAGCAACTACAACACTAGATGTCTCACAGACAGAACTAGGTCGCGTAGTACTTCCAACACGCAAGTTGTCACTTATGACTCTTGCTGACGTTGACCCATGGATTGCAAACGCAGTTGCGTTTAACATGGCAACTACACTAGATAACGGTATTGCCGCTATCCTAGATGCAGGAACAAACGTTATCCGTGAGTCTGGTGGAGCACTTTCAACAACTGCTGCTAAGTCAACAATTGACACAACAGACACATTCAAGGGACGCGACGTACGTTACGCTGTAACAAAGTTGCGTGCTGCTAATGTTGTTCCTCGTGGCGGAATGTATGTTTCATACATCCACCCAGAAATTTCACATGACCTACGTACAGAGACAGGTAACAACATCTGGCGTACACC